ATTCTACGCCTACCCCCGGCTGACCCCTACCCCTGCTGTAAAGCCGCCAGAATCTTTCTGGCGCGGGTTCCTGTGCGATTGGACGCTACAGGACTTCTCTGGACGCCAACCCTTAAACGACAAACCCTCCGTGAAGGAGGGCTTGACGCGGGCGGGGGGATAGCCCTATCCTCGGAATGCTGGTCGAGGTAAAGGCAAGATAAACCGGGGGAAACGGTTTGTCAAACGCCTACCTCCGACGCTCGGGCAGTCTGGTCGGGGAAACAACGCACAGACCTTCCTTAAACCTACATCGGGGCAGCCAGCCTGTAGGCACGCGGCGTTAGTCGGGAAGCGTGAATGGCACCGGGAAACCGGCAAAAGTAGCCGACAGCAGGGTGGCTCCGTCAGTCATCAATTCTGCACGACTCGCTTTAGGCGTATTCCGTCTAAACCGTGCAGAGTTCACCATCAGTCATCAGGGTCTAGACCCTCCTTTTAGACCATCTTTAGCCTGAATCAGTCTTGAATCTAGAAGCCTAAACTAAAGTCGTTGCATTAACCTCCGTAAACAGTTACGCTTGTCCTGTCTAACCACAGAGAGGTTTTTATGCACGAATTAGACGAAGCCGCATGGGAGCGATGGGTTGCCTACCGCAAGGCCATCCGCAAGCCCATCAAAGAAGTCAGCGAACACGCGATGAAACTCAAACTGTCGCGGTTTGGTGCTGACCAAGATGCCGTGGTCGAGCAGTCCATTGCTAACCAGTATCAGGGGCTGTTCGAGTTGAAGAAGGCCGCACCCCGTCCGGGCGAGAAGGTTGAGAAGACCGATAAGCAACGCGCCGCAGATGTCGCTCGTCACGCTGAACAGGACGACTGGAACGCGAGGGCTTGGGGCAAGTTGGAGCCGACCCCGCTAAACCGGCTCAAACTCTGTGAGGCATATCTTGCTCGATTAACCATCAACCCTGACCCGGATGCGATGGAGCGTCTGCGGGACTCGACTGCCGCCGCGTTGCGGTCAGTTGATGCAGCCGAGGTGCTGGGTCACCCGCACCTGATGTCGATGGTTCGCCAACTGTTTGGTGAACGCGGCTTGAATAAACTCAAAAAGCGAGAGGTGCAATCGTGAAGTTAACAATCAACGATATGTGGGATGCGTTGAAGGCGTATCAGACGCAGGCAAATGCCGACGGGCATGGCAAGTCGTGGCAAATAGCGTGCCAGACAAAAACCGTAGCCGACATGGACGCTGCAATCGAGGATTCGAGTGAACGGATGCAGGAAGCCGACCCCGATTACGAACGGATGCAGGAAGTTGACCCCGATTACGGGTTGTTTGGTGGTCGCCCGAACGACGATTACGAGCGGATGTACACCGCAGGCGAGGCGATGATTAACGCGGTATATGTGATGCAGTCGGATGTTTCGCAGCAGGAAAACATTACGATGGCAATTCGACTCATCCAAAAGGCGCAGGAAATCGGATGACCCGCACCTGTAAACAATGCGGTCAGAAGTTCTTCGGCGCGTCGAGCATCCTTCAGCATCGCAGCGGTGCGTGCGGTAGCGCGGAACTGCTAAAGTCTCGCGGCTGGGTCAAGACCCGCGCAGGTTGGGTATCGCCACAACGCGCAGCGCACGACAAACGCCGTGGAGTTTGAGCGGCTAATGAAAAACCGGGATGCGCCGCATATTGATTACGGCGCATTCCTAGGGTTGCTGCCAAACAACCCTAAAGCCTGCCCGTGCAATATCGACGGCATTATCGAGCGCAAGGGAAAGTTCCTCGTATTAGAATGGAAGCGCGAGGGTGAGGGGATGTCCGAAGGGCTGCGCCGCACCTTGCAGGCACTCGCTGCCACGCCAAACTTCCAAGTGTGGGTGGTGCGCGGGGATACGGACGAGGGGCTACGGATAGCGCGGTTTTTCTTCGTGCCGCCGCAGGGCAAAGCAATGTTGCTTGGGGAAGGCGTGGAGGAATTTGTACGCGCCTACAAACTCTGGTACGAATGGGCTGACGGGTCTTTCTGATGCGCTACGCCGCGCGCCGTGACGCGAACGATGCCGCCATCACCGCAGCCGTCAGGGCGGCAGGATTTACGGTCTACGACTTGGGACAGGCAGGTCAAGGCGTACCCGACAAACTGGTGACCGCCCCCGGCTTCGCGGCGTTCCTCGAAATTAAGACCCCGAAGGGCAAATTGCGAAGGGGTCAGGAACGCTTCCAGATGGCGTTTGAGCCGCTTGGGATGTGGTACCTAGCCCGTGACCCTGCCGAAACGGTTGCGTGGCTTCAGGCGCGGCTGACGACGACCCAGAAGCCTTGACCCATGAGTTGATGGTGCTGAAGATGGTGGATGTGGAACCGCTCACAGAGCCGGGGAAGCCACCACCGCGCAGGCTCTTGGATGAGGTGGGCGTTCCTGCCGTCGCTTAACACCTTGACCGCCGCCCCCGTGTGGACGCTGAAGAAACCCAACCGGGGCATAATACGGGCGAGGTCGTCCAGCACCGCGTCAAGCCGGTCAGGTTCAATGTGTTCTAGCACATCAATGCAGCAGACCATATCAGCCTCTACGGGAGGCCCGTAAGACGGGAAGGCTGGGTCATAGGGGTGGTAGTTAAACTCCAGTCCTGCGCCCTGTAGGGCGGTCTGAAGGTGCTTCTTGCCAGCACCGTAGTCGGAAATTGACCGGATAGAGTTATCCACAGCCAGTTTGGCGACGAGAGGCGCAAAGGCGAGGGAGGCTACCCCGTAAGCAGGATTTGTGTGCAGTTCGACCTGCTGTGCGCGGTACTCGTCGGAGATAGTAGTCATGCTTGCAACTCTCTGTGGGAGGAGTAGCATTATCGTACCATGGCGAAGCCAAAACCGTCGCGGTATGCTGCCGCGCTGCAATACCTCCAGCAGATGCGCGACCGTGCTAGCGAGTTTGTTAACACACCGGGAACAACGCGGCCCGACGAATATCAAGAGCGGTTTGGGCTACCCGGTGATGCGGTGCCTTCCCTTGCTCAACAAGGTCAAGCAGTAGCGGCGTTTGGGCGTGGCGCAAGCCGTGCGCCATATCGGATGCTTGGAGCGCCTGTAGACATTTCGGCGCTTGGTATGTCTGCGGCTGGCTATCCGACAGAAACCCCCATTGGCGGTTCAGATTGGATGATTGACCAAGCCGCTAGAGCAGGACTTGCTTACCCGCGTACAGACAATGCGATGGAAGCGATTGGCGATGTTGCAGCCAGTTTTGTAAACCCAGTTGGCCCTGCAACACGCATCGGAACCACCATTGAAAGAGGCGTTGAATATGCAAAGTCAATCCCCGGATTTGAGTCACTTGGACGACCCGGAAGAAATCGCAGCATGGCAGAAGCACAGAGAGCGGCTACGCGGGCAGCAGGTGGCACGCCTGCCCTCATCGGCACCCCAACAGAACCCCTCTCCGTTGCCGGTCGCACCTATGTTTCCGGGCCTACCAAAAAAGCCGTAAAGGCTGCGGAAAGTTACGCATCACGCCGGGGAACTTCTTACGCTCCACCGAAAACCTTTAGAAAGGTAATTCCCGAACGAGCAACTAAAATTGCCGCCGCTTACGATGCGATGCCACACGCCCCGAACGACCCAAAGGTTAAGGCAGCATACGATGCGATGATTGACGAGACGCTTGACCAATGGAACGAGATTAAAAAATCCGGTCTAAAGGTCGAGTTTATTCGCCCCGATATGCAAGACCCGTATGCGAAAAGCCCTCGCGCCGCAATCATGGATGTGCGCGACAACAATCACTTGTGGGTGTTTCCAACTGAGAGCGGATTTGGCAGTACAAAAAGCGCCGATGTAGATATTAGCGGCAATCCGTTACTTCGCAAAACAGGCGAGGTTATTGACGGTGTACCGGTTACCGCAAACGATATATTCCGCATCGTTCACGACTACTTCGGGCATCTTAAATATGGGCACGGGTTTCGCGCAGACGGAGAAGAAAACGCTTGGCGAGCGCACTTGGCTATGTACAGCCCATTGGCTCGTAAGGCGGTAACTTCGGAAACACGGGGGCAAAACAGTTGGGTTAACTACGGCCCGTATGGTGAACAGAACCGCAAAGCAAGTGCTGCCGACACGATATATGCTCCGCAAAAAACCGGCTTGCTCCCTGATTGGGTTATGGAAGAAGGTTTGGCAGATGAGTTCTACCCAGAAACACCGCTACGGTTGCCGCCCACCAAAATTGCAGCAGGGTTAACTCTGTACGGGCAAGGACAGCAAGAGCGTAAGTAACAGAAGTAAACTGTTTCATCAGATAAACAATCAAGATATATTAACCACGGTATGCCAGCAGGTCGCCCCAAAGGAAGCCCTAACAAGTCAACCCAAGCAGCAAGGGAGGCCATTTCTCGTTTCGTAGACGGCAACGCAGACCGCCTCCAAGGGTGGCTAGATGAGATACACCAAGAGAAGGGCGCAGAGGCTGCGTTCAAGTGCTTCAGCGACCTACTCGAATACCATGTGCCTAAACTCGCACGGCACGAACACAGCGGCCCGGATGGCAGCAAGATTGAGATTGAGGCGACTTGGGGCAAGCCCGAGTGAAGCAGCGGGTAGAACTCCCGTATCGCCCTAGACGGGCTTTCATGCCGTTCCACGACCGCACAAAGCGGTGGGCCTGCCTAGTCGCGCATCGTCGTGCTGGCAAGACTGTCGCAGCGGTTAACGACATCATCCGCGCAGCATTTATGTACAAGGGGGCAAACGGCCTTTTCGGGTATGTCGCTCCCTACCAGAACCAAGCACGCCGCATTGCGTGGGACTACTTCAAGCACTACGCCCAGCCGCTTATCAACGACATCAATGAGCAGATGATGACCATCACGCTCGTTAACGGGACGAAGGTCAGTCTATTCGGCGCAGACAACGCAGACGCAATGCGCGGCCTCGGGTTCAGCGGCGTGTACATGGACGAGTACGGCGACTTCAAGCCAAGCGTGTTTGGCAATGTCATCCGGCCTGCGCTCTCCGACAAACAAGGCTGGGCTGTGTTCGCCGGTACGCCGAAGGGCAAGAACCAATTCTGGGACATTTACGAGACAGCACGGCGCATCCCAGACGAGTGGTTTGTCCTGCGCCTGCCTGCCAGCGATTCGGGCCTGCTGCCCCAGAGTGAACTCAACGCGGCAAAGGCGCAGTTGTCGGAAGACCAGTACCTCCAAGAGTACGAGTGCAGTTTCGAAGCAGCCATTATCGGTGCGTTTTTTGGCACAGAGATGCGGCAGGCAGAGCCGCGCATTAACGAGCGTGTAGTCTTTACGGAGGGGTATCCGGTACACACCGCATGGGACTTGGGCTACCGCGACGACACGGCTATCTGGTGGTATCAGGTCGTGGGCGGCGAAGTGCGTGTCATCGACTTCTTCGCCGTCTCGGGTGCAGACATCCGCGCCATTGCGGAGGTAGTCGTTAACAAGGGTTACACCTACGGCAAGCATCACCTGCCGCATGACGCACGGGCGAAGTCGCTTCAAACGGGGCGCAGCATCGTAGAGCAGTTGGCTGACCACCTCGGCATCAACCATTTGTCTGTGGTGCCGAACATCGGCTTGCAGGACGGAATCCAAGCAATTCGCCAGATGTTGCCCCGAACTTGGTTCAATTCCGTAAAATGTGGCGACGGAATAGAGGCTTTACGCCAGTATCAACGAGAGTATGATGAGGACAAGAAAGCGTTCAGGGCATCACCCCGACACGATTGGACATCACACCCTGCCGACGCTTTCCGTATGCTGGCAGTTGCGTGGAGGGCTGAACCGTCCGCGCAGAGGTCGTTAGAGAGCAAGACCTTGATTGTTGGGCCACAGAATGAGGTCACGCTAAACGATATGTGGCAGGTTCACGAGCGTAGCGTCTCAAGGAGGGCGCGAATATGAGTGGCGTAAATCTTGCAGTTCAATACCCCTACGAGACGGTCGCCGTTTCGCAGACCGCGCAGGTGCTTGGCACTAACGGCGCGGCAAACGATTACTTGCATCGCATCGTGGTGACGGTATCAACGGCGCTGACTTCAACCGTCAGCATCATCGACGGCAGCACGACCATCCTTTCCATCCCAGCGAGTACGGCTGTTGGCGTGTATGTCGTGGAACTTGGCCTCAACGCGGCTACCGGCCCGTGGAAGGTCACGACGGGTGCAGGCGCTGCTGTGCTGGCGGTTGGACTGTTTAGCAAATGAACCGTAAGCCCGGACTCTACGCCAACATCCTAGCGAAGCAGGAGCGCATCGCAGCCGGTAGCGGCGAGAGGATGCGTAAGCCCGGAGAGGCTGGTGCGCCGACCGCAAAGGCGTTCCGCGAGTCTGCCAAGACCGCTAAACCAGAGAAAAAGGGTTACTGATGAGCGCAGCGTGGCAGCGTAGTGAAGGCAAGAACCCGAAGGGCGGTTTGAACGCCAAGGGCCGCGCTTCCTACAAAGCCGAGACGGGCGGCACGCTCAAGCCCCCGGTGAAGGGCGGCGACAATCCTCGCCGCGCATCGTTCCTCGCACGCATGGGCAACATGGCTGGGCCGATGGAAAAAAACGGCAAGCCGACACGCCTTGCGCTTGCGCTGCGTGCTTGGGGTGCGTCGAGCAAGGAAGATGCGAAGGCAAAGGCTAGAGCCATCTCTGCGCGAAACAAGAAGGACTAACAGATGGACGAGACCGTTAGCCGAGAACTTGAGAAGTACCTGCGGGTCATCGGCACCTACGAAAATGAGTTTGCCAAGTGGCAGGCGCGGGTAAAGAAACTCGTCAAGCGTTACCGCGACGACACTAGAGGTTCAGGCGGCAACGAAACCGCCAAGTTCAACATCCTGTGGAGCAATGTCCAGACGCTCATCCCTGCCGTTTACGCCAAACTGCCGAAGGCTGATGTACAGCGCCGTTTCGGTGACAACGACCCCGTTGGGCGTGTCGCTGCACGGCTGGTCGAACGCGCCATCGACTTTGAGATTGAGCATTACCCCGACTTCCGCTCGACCATGAAATACGATGTTGAGGATAGGTTCCTCGGCGGTCGAGGCACGGCATGGGTGCGGTACGAGCCTCATGTTGCCCCCATTGGCGTAGAGGACGATGGCGTATCTATCACCTCTGCCATCGAACAGGGCGAGGGCGCACCGCCGCCGCTTGAGCAGATTGAGTACGAACGCGCCCCGGTCGATTATGTCCATTGGAAGGACTTTGGACACTCACAGGGCCGCACTTGGGAAGAGGTGGGGCAGGTATGGCGCTGGGTCTACATGACCCGTGAGGCGCTTGT